TAATATATCTTGCTGTGTTTATCTCTGCTATTTCACTCCAAGAACCGGAAGTCTTTTTGTATATTTTATCATTAGATGTGTTAAAGTGGAAATCACCATTAGAGCCACCCGAAGGTGTGGTGTTTGAAGAAGTCCATGTTGCTCCGTCAGTCCCACTTGGTCCCGATGGGCCAGTAGGTCCGGCAGGACCATCAGGTCCGGTTGGACCAGAACCACCAGTAGGTCCAGTAGGTCCTGTTGAACCTTGACTACCGGTTGGACCGGGAGGCCCCGCAGGTCCTGTATCACCGTCTGCCCCATCAGAACCGGCTGGTCCCGCAGGTCCAGTCGGACCGGCAGGCCCAGTAGGTCCGGTTGGTCCCGTTGCTCCATCGCTTCCATCTGACCCCGCTGGTCCTGCTGGTCCCGAAGGACCGGGAGGACCGGCACTTCCACTTGGACCGCTTGGGCCGGTCGGTCCAGTTGGTCCAGTCGGGCCTGTGCTACCTGTATCTCCTTTATCACCTGTTCGGGCAAAGGTCAAAAAGACATCTTCGCCATCTGAAAACGGTGATGTTGCGGAAGAATCTACCGCACTAACAGTAATATCGAAATACCCTGTTTCTTCTGTAAGGGATGATATAGTGAATAATACGAATTGCGAGGAATCACCTAAATTACTTATCTTTACATGACCTTTGATTGTGCTTGTGCTATCATCAATGGTTCGCATAAAGGATTGAATATCTGTGCCGTCTAAATCGGCATCGTCTATGTAAATACCTGTGGCCGAGCTTTGTGTTGAATTGTCTAAGCGAACCTTTCCGCTACCGGGGTCTGCTTTAGTGGTTGTGGTGCTAAAGTCATATTTGAAAGAAGCCCCACCAAATACTCCCTGTGCTCCTTGTGGGCCGGTGGGTCCAGTAGGACCTGTGGGTCCTGTTGCACCTGCCGGACCTGTGGGTCCAGCGGGTCCTGTGCTTCCGTCTGCTCCATCCGAGCCAGCGGGTCCTGCTGGTCCTGTGGGACCTGCTGGACCAGTAGGTCCTGTTCCCCCTGTTGGTCCAGAGGCTCCGGTTGGACCGGGAGGACCGGCTGCTCCGGTGGCTCCTGTTGGTCCTTGACTTCCTGTCGCCCCTGTTGGACCACTTGGTCCTGTGGGTCCTGTTGGACCTGTATCACCCTTAGATGCGAGCTCATCCCAATAAGAAGCATTTGTTGGTAAGATAGAGCCGGATGAAGTATGCGCTTGATTGCAGATATAAGAAGTGCCGGAATAGAATACCGCATCATCAACTGAATAGGTAGTTCCACTCGCCCACGCATCACGCCATGCTATTCCTTCTGCCCCTTGTGCTCCTGCGGGTCCAGTAGGACCTGTTGCTCCGGTTGGGCCTGCGGGTCCAGTCGGACCTGCTGGACCGGTTGAACCATCGGTCCCATCTGAGCCAGCCGCTCCTGCGGGACCAGTAGCCCCTGTCGGACCTGTGGGTCCGGTTGGTCCTGCGGGACCGGTGGCTCCATCTGAACCATCCGAACCGCTTGGGCCTGTTGGACCTTGAGCACCTGTGGGTCCAGTAGCACCATCTGCTCCTTTTTGCGCTAAAAGATTCCAATAAGCAGATGATGTGGGAATAATTGAACCCGAAGATGTGTGGGCTTGAATACAAATATAGGATTGACCATTGACGGTGTAAAAGACCGCATCATCCACAGTATAAGAAGTAGCGGTGACCCAATTCCCTTCCCATTCTAAACCTTGTGGACCTGCTGGTCCTGTTGGACCACTTGGGCCACTTGGTCCGGTTGGACCTTGCGAACCCTGAGGACCTGTTGGTCCTGCGGGACCTGTTGCGCCTACTGGTCCTGTCGCTCCTGTCGCCCCAGTCGGGCCTGTTGGTCCTAATGCTCCGGTTGCGCCAGTAGGTCCAGCATCACCTGTTGGGCCACTTGGTCCTGCCGGACCAGTAGGTCCTGTATTTCCGGTTGGTCCTGTTGGACCAGACGGACCCGTAGGGCCAGTAGGTCCAGTAGAACCTATATCACCTGTTCTTGTAAATGTGACCGCCACTTCTTCACCATCGGTAAATGGATTACTTGCGGAAGTATCAATAGCCGTCACTGTTATCTCGAAATAACCAATTTTTTCAGAAAGAGAAGATATTTGCCATATAGAAAAGTCAGAAGAATCGTCCCAATCGCTAATCTTAACATGACCCTTTACGGTTGAAGTGGAATCGTCAATAGTGCGTAAGAAAGATTGAATATCGCTTCCATCTTTATCAGAATCGTCGATATACAAACGGGAAGCGGTGCTTTGTGTTGAATCATTAAACTTCACTTTTCCGCTACCGGGGTCAGAATCAGAAGTATTTGCTAATTCAATTTCATACTTAAAAGTCGCCCCACCAAAATTACCTGTTGGACCCGTAGGACCAGTAGGCCCATCTGCTCCTGTTGGTCCTGCTGGACCAGTTGCCCCAGTAGCACCTGCGGGACCCGGAGGACCGGCCGCACCTGTCGCGCCATCATCACCGTCTGCTCCTGCGGCTCCAGTAGCACCCGTTGGTCCTGTGGGACCAGTATTACCAGTAGGACCCGCTGGACCTGTCGGACCCGTTGCCCCTGTTGCTCCGTCTGGTCCTGCTGGACCGGGAGGGCCTGCTGAGCCTGTTGCTCCTTGTGGGCCAGTAGGACCTGCTGGTCCTGTTCCTCCATCTGAACCTGTGGGACCCGGAGGACCGGCTGGTCCCGCTGGTCCTGATGGACCCGCTGGACCGGTAGAACCGTCTGAACCATCACTCCCTGCTGAACCTGTTGGTCCCGGAGGACCTGCGGCTCCTTGAGGGCCAGTCGGTCCTGTTGGGCCTGTCGAACCATCTGCTCCATCCGAGCCTGCTGGTCCAGTTGGACCGGCCGGTCCTGTTGGTCCCGCTGGTCCGTCTGCGCCTGCTCTTGCAAGCAAAACTAACCATACATCAGTCCCAACCTTAAGAAGTTCTCCACCTTCATACTGTGCAACAGAATGACCGGAAGGATTTACTGTTACTCCAGAAGCACCACTAAATGTTAATGCACCTGCTCCCAAATTAACAAAGGGGATTCTTGTTAAATCTGTTGGAAATGGGACTGATGAATTAGCGGGAATGGTCACTGCTATTGCTGAACCGCTTTCAACATGGAGAACTTGTCCTTCTTGTGTTCTTGTTAGTGTATAGTCTGATGTAATAGATTTGAAGTTTCTTGTGTCTACTGCTCGCCCACCTGCGGTTGAACCGTCACCAACAAATAGTGCTCCTGATGTGGTATCTTTGATTAACTGTTCAGTTGCAGGGGTGACCGATAGTCTGTTTGTCTGTGTATCGGAAATAAGGTTCTTATTGCTTGTAATACTCACTTACGCTTACCCCCATAGTATTCTTCTGCGAGGCCGGCCGCAATTAAATGTTTTCCAACATCTCTTTTTTCACCATCTTTCATTACGAAGATTTCACCTAAACATCGGCCAAACTTGCCTATCCCATGTGATTTCATTATTACTTCGTCTGCTTCATCTAATAGTTTCATTAATATGACTTTTGCGGCCATTCCTCTTTTCTTTTCGTGATGGTCGCGCGTTCTGCATTCCGGCGTATTGATACCATACATTCTCACACGAATGTTCCTGTGTGTAAAGAATCCTAAATCAACACTTACGTCGATAGTATCGCCGTCAATTACTCTTAATACTTTAACCCTATATTCCCACATCTAAATCACTATGCCTATGAATCTAAGGACCGATTCCATGAATGGGGGAATATCTAATGTTACTCCATATTCATCTTCGGTCATCAATTCACCTCTACTGCGAACCAATCGGTTCCTATACTATACTCGCCATTAAATGCGAATGTTGAAAAAATGTCGTATCGCCCTTCGGGAACTGCTATTGTTATATTCACAAAATCCCAATCTTGATAATATGTTTGATAAGTATGCTCTACTTGTATGCCCGTCCAATTACCTGTTTCATTAGTGTTGTTATGATAGAAAGTCCAAATTAAGGTTAAGTTATGTGGTGCATCATCGCAAGATAAATCAGCATCCCAATGAATAGTCATATTACCGTCTTCATAATCATAATACGCATCCCACATCATAGGGTAGCAATCATCTTCAATAGTTTCATTGTTTGTCTGATTAGCGGTGCTGTTATTATCAATTATGACCGTCGTATTATTTTGAGACGGAGTTGGTGCGGGTTCATCCGGTTCATCTGAACCATCCCGACAATTCTTATACCCGTCATCGACCGCGCTTGCTTCTATTCGCGTCCCATCACCGCAGGTAAAATCGTCGCCCCATTCCCAATCGTCATCACCTATCCATTCATCATCACCTTCGCCGTATGGAGTAATATCTATTACACCAAGTATTTCAACGGCAGGCATTAAAAGGGCGATTATTGAGCCCATTGTGATAATTAGTTGCCTAACTTCGAGCGCGCGCTCGTTAATAGTATCAATGATTGAATCTGCTTCTTCTTGGGTCAACACAACACTCCCCTTTCACCTCATACCACCAAAGAACCGAAGGTTATCACACTCTGCGTTCCGGTTATGACCAACGGACCCATATCAAGGCTTCCCTTCCCTTCGGCTGAAAGTGTGCCTTGTGGCCCGACTGGACCGGTCGGTCCGGCGGGACCTGTAGCACCTGTCGGACCCGTAGGACCTGTGGCTCCAGTTGGACCCGTAGGACCTGTTGCTCCTGTCGTTCCTTGTGCTCCTGTTGCTCCGGTTGGCCCATCATTCCCTGTTGGACCAGAAGGTCCCGTTGGACCCGTTGGTCCAGTCGAGCCTGTCGCGCCTGTTGGTCCGGAAGGTCCAGCAGAGCCTGTTGGTCCTGCACTTCCAGTTGGACCAGCCGCTCCAGTCGGACCTGTTGGACCAGAAGGCCCATTTGGTCCGGTAGGACCTGTGCTTCCAGTAGGACCCGGAGGCCCCGCAACTGTTGAATCTGCTCCAGCAGGACCTGTCGCCCCCGTAGGACCGGCAGGTCCAGTCGGACCTGTATTACCTGTGGGTCCAGCCGGACCATCACTTCCAGTAGCCCCAGTAGGACCAGTAGGTCCCGCAGGGCCAGTAGAGCCTGTTGCACCGGCAGGACCGACAGGTCCGGTATCGCCTGTATCTCCTTTTGCTCCAGAAGGTCCAGTAGGACCGGTTGCTCCTGTTGGACCGGTTGCGCCGTCAGACCCATCTGCTCCGGCAGGGCCGGTTGGACCAGACGCTCCAGTTGGACCAGTTGGACCCGTTGGTCCAGCATCTCCATCATCACCTTTTGCTCCTGTTGCCCCTGTGGGTCCTGTGGGACCGGCCGCTCCAGTCGGACCTGCTGGTCCCGTAGGGCCAGTAGCACCATCGTTCCCATCTGCTCCATCTGCTCCGGAAGGACCCGTAGGACCCGCTGGACCTGTCGAGCCGGTTGGTCCAGCCGGACCAGTAGGACCGTCTGCACCTGTGGCTCCCGTTGCTCCAGTAGGACCAATAGCACCTGTGGCTCCAGTCGGACCAGTATCGCCTTTAGGACCCGCTGGACCTGAAGGTCCGATTGGTCCGGTCGCTCCGGTTGCCCCCGTTGGACCAGCAGGTCCTGTTGCTCCGGCGGCTCCATCTTCACCATCAGCCCCCGAAGGGCCGGTGGGTCCTGTTGCTCCAGTAGGTCCAGCCGGACCAGTAGGTCCAGCCGGACCAGTGGCTCCATCAGAGCCATCTGCACCTGCCGGTCCCGTTGCTCCTTGCGGACCTGTGGGTCCAACCGCACCAGTCGCTCCTGTTGCTCCTGCTGACCCGGTAGGTCCCGCTGGTCCAGTTGGTCCATCCGGACCTTCTGGTCCTGTAGGTCCCGTTGGGCCTGTGGCTCCACTTGGTCCTTGCGGTCCTGTTGTTCCATCAGCCCCCGCAGGTCCTGTTGGTCCAGTGGGTCCAGTCGGACCAGTTGAACCTGTGGGTCCACCGCTTGTGACCGTCGCCCACTCTAAACCTGTTGCGCTTGAATTAACGCGAAGAACTTGATTTGATGTTCCTATGGTGCTAACACCTGTTCCACCGAGATAAATTGGGGTTAATTGTTGTTCTAATGGACCGCTTGTATCGACTGCTCGATAAAGCCCATCAGATACTTGAACGAAATTACCTATACTTCCATTAACTTTAGGTAAAGAGGATATTTCAATTTCTGCTTTTGTTTCTCCAGTAAGCATACAACCTGCATCAATTTCAAGTGAATGAACACTTAATCGGGAATCATCTAACACTTTTGCGTATAGGGCAGTAGCACCGTTATAGGTGGCCGGAGTCGGGTTGTAAATATGCAAACCATACATCTTAGCAACGAACTGTCCCGAACTGCCTCCGTAAGCCCGTCCAGAGTAATGATTGTTGCTTATTGGGACGGTTCTAAAACCACTTGCGGTCCCCGGTAGGGCTAATGTTGCATAACCGAGATTGAATGTGTTAATTGCTATGGATAAAGAATCTGATGCGACATTAAGAATGCGGATTTTAATATCTCTATCTCTTCTGTTTGAACCCGAAGGACTAACGCTTGCAAAGGTGGATAAAATACTTAATTTCTCTATATCTATCGTTCTATTCCCTGCATAGTGGGGCTTTTTGTATTGAGGTCTAAATGTTCCTGTGTGAAAAGTCACAAGAGGATGAAGTCCGGTGTCCATGTGGAATATACCACCGGAGAATTTGTATGTTAGATTACCGGCATGAGAACCAAAAGATACTGCTATTCCATTCTTAACATATCTGCCCGTATAGGGGGGTGTTCCGCTAAATGTTAAGGTTTTTGCGCTCGGACAATTTATTGTGCCGTCAGCGATAAATCCATTTAGAGCAACATTAGCAGTAAATGTTAAAGTCCCTTCAAATCTTCTTTCTTCACCGTCGACAATATCGACATCCATTTCTATTCTATTAATAGACGCTATATCCCAATTACAGTCACTTTGAGCATACCAACCAAAATGAGCAGTATCAGATGCTCCGGGAGCAGATAATGCTGTCGCACCACCATAAGAACCGGCACGCCAATTACCGGCGGTTGATGCTCCTTCATCAACATTTCCAATCCAATATAAGTCAGCCATAATTCATCAAACCGTATTGTCTCCGGACAATCGGCTCGTTGTGCTCTTCGTGCTAAACGCACTACCGCCTACTTCTCTAACTTGCGAATACAAGTCATCGGCCCTTTTACTCATTGCTTTTAACTGCTCGCGGAATCTTTGTTCTGCGAACCGACCATCTTCTTCTGTATAATATGAGGGGACAGTATCTATCAAAACTAATAGACAATCGACTGCGACTAATGCTTTAATCGCCGCTTCTTTGAGGTCTGTGCTCACTGCATTTGCGGCCGTGACTCCAAAAAGAGTGTCGCTTCTTGCGGTCTTGGTGACCTCTAAAGTGCGAATGCTAATGTATTCGCTAATAGTGCCTTCTAACAAACCACGAGGCCGGTTTAACAAGTCTCTGATGTTATCAGTCGTGACCGCCATCCCATTCCTCCGGTATTTCCATGACCCGCATGGTATTTGGAACTTGCTCTTGAGGGATTCTCCCAACAACAGTCACAATATGCGGTTTAGAGTCTACTATTGCGCGTGCGTAGGAACTCGACGGAACCCAAACACTTTCATTGTTAGGAAATCCCTTAGCAGGACCTGTTCCTCTGGAGGTTGGTTTGATAGCACGAAGCACATACCCTTTACCGCTTTCGCGGGTATTTAGTATGTGTTCTAATTCACTGACCGTGGCTTTGGAAGGAAAGTCGATGCCTTTATCTTTAAGCCTCTTAATCAGACTTGCTCGATTGCTTTTCGCCATCTTTCTTCACCTTCTTTGCCTTAGCCTTTGGTTCGGGGGGAGCAGGTGGAGTTTCCTCCACCCACTCGTTCCCGATGCGTATTCGCGCCAATTAACCACCTTAAGCGATTAGGTCAGTCATCTTGACGATTCGGTTATTTTTACCGCTACCAGCCGCGTTTCCGGTATCTTGGTGCTCGTGGATTACCATACCGAAGTATGAAGTCAATAGCCAATCGAAGCCCAGACCCGGAATCCTTGTTAGTTCGGTTTCCATGAATCCCGGTCCGTTATACTGGAAGAACTCAGCAGTTGTTGCTCCGGGGACCAATAGAAGTCCGTCGTTCTGCAATGCACCTGTTGTTCCGGCCGCTCCGCTACCATTTCCGAAGTCTCTTGTGTAATAGACTTGAATGTTAGCAATATCAGCCATGTGCTCTTGTAGGGATAGGATAACATTTCCGAATAACTGTGTGTTTAGCATAGTTCCGCGCACAAGGGTTGGAAGAACCAATGCGAGGCCTTCATCACCGCTAACTCGTGCGTTAGTGAAGATTAGGTCCATTGCATCAAGCATATTCTGCTCTGGGTCAGCGGCCGAACCACCGTTCCACTTTGCAGTTCCTCCACCGATTGCAAGGGTTTGTCCTGCTCCGGCGCGAAGTTCAGTTAGGATTAGGTTATCAATAACGGATGCTCTGTTAGTGATGATAGCCAATTGCTGACGGTCAAGGGTTTCCCATGTTTCGCCGCGTAGTCTGACTGAATCAAGGAAGGTTGTTCGACCTTGTCCTTTCTTCAATACAACACTGTAAGACTTTGTGAGTTCTTTGGTTGCATCAACAATTGCGTTGTCGTCCAATGGGTATGTGAAAGTGCCTTCAACACCTGTGTACCACTTGAAAGTGAGCCAAGGGACCGTTCTAACTCCAACGAGTTTTGTTCCTACCGAAATAGTTAGTGATTGCAATTGAATGAAATCACGAAGGGTCTGCTCAAGGACTGAGTCTCCCTTTCCAAACGGTCCGTCTTTTGCTTCTACTTGTAAGATTTGTTCTAATGTTCTACCTGCCATACTTAATCACCATCCCGAGTTGTTAGTGTTCACAGGAACTAACTCTCCTGCAACAACCACCTTTGCGTGGTCGCCCACATACATTCCAACGGCGGTTGCACCAGAGGCCTGTGTTGCATCAACATGACCTGCGGTGGAATCTGATAGATAGACTGTTGCGCCCAAATTGTAAGTGCCTGCGTCTGCACGCATCCAAATTACGCCACCGGAAGGACAGTAGGTCACTGTTCCGGCCGCGATAAGTGCGCCATCCACATCTCTGGATGACTCATCGAGGGAAACTGCAAAAGGTGTGTCTGCATCTGCTGATGCTGAACCACCCGCAACAGTAAGAACGCCACTGGCTACCTTTAGTATGTAACCGCTTGATGCTACTGTCTGTCCGCTCGCTAATGTTCCTGTTCTTGTGTCGCTATTACCTATGTTACTCATATCAGTTCTCCTCCGTGAAGTTTAGTAGGTCCTTCTGAGACTGTGATAGGTCTTCGTATCGTGTTGCCCTATCATCAGCGGCTCCAAGGCCTCTGTTGTATGCACTAACCCATGAATTGAACGCTCGGGCATAAATGTCCTCTGCGGTCTTTAGGTGTGTGCCGTTGAAGTAGTTAGCCACGAATACGCCTTCATCATCAGATACGGCAGGGGCGGAAGCCTCTACCATTTCTTTTGTTGCGGCCTCAACAGGCTCCATTTCAACAACCTCGGGTTCGGGGTTTGAGGACTCCCATGATGCAATAAGGTTTGTTATTACATCAGCAGAAAGGTCTTCATGTCCCTTTAGTCCGAGGGCGGTCGCCTTTGAGACAAGTTCTGCACGAGCGGCCTCAGCCTTCTCTGCTTCACGAGCCTCAAATTGCTCGATGGTGGCCTTGCTAAGAATTAACTCTGCTTGCAAAGCCTCGAGCTCGTCATTATTTGGTTCTGAAATTACGGTGTCCTCAGTCATTTTAATGTCCTCGTTGGCCTTCACACGAGCCGCACCATACTTAAGGGTTGCGATTTCTGCTGTCGGTTTCGCTAATTCATCGACTTCTACTCGCGTAGCCTCATCAATAGATGCGTCGGGATAAGCCGGATGATGAACGATAGCCAAATGGTCAAGGGTAAACTCGCTTGCGAAGAAAGCATAGCCTGTTTCTTCATCATATTCGGTAGGGATTCCATATCCCCCAATAGATACGCCATATTCAGGTCTTAGCCATAGACCGCTTTCAAGGGCCTCGAATAATTCTGAACGATGGACTTCTGCTTCGTATTCAACGACCCATCCGTCCCCATCTTCTTCTGTTAGGACAAACTCTGCTTGAGTAACAACACCAACAACGGCTTCATCAACGCCACCGTCCATATTACGCCCAAAGCCACCGCTTGTAGCCTTCGGATGGTTTAGGGTTAAATCTATACCTTTAAGTTGTTCAGCAACGCTCATACCTGCCTCTGCGCCCAATTCCCAATTGTTTTTGTTTTTGCCTTTGTGGAAAGCAATCCCTTTAATGAGAACAATGGTTTTACCTGTGGAAGCATTAACGACCATATCGGTATTCTTAAGTTCTAAGTTAATCGCTACTTCGACTAACTGTTCTTCGAGTTCTTGTTCTGCTGATTTCATTAGTATCTCTTCCTTCTTTTTGGCTTCTTTGGTTTCTTCCTGTAAGGCATTATTCGGTCACCTCTTTATCTTGTTTGAGCGTATTATCGCGTGGGTTAGGGCCAGTTTGCGCTGGCTCTGGTTCGGGTTTAAAATCCTCCCCTCCTTTAACCTTTTCCATGTGTAATGCTTCTCTGGCTTCATTCTTTGTAATCATGCCGGTAGTCCAACCAATAGAGGCGCGCTTCATGGCTTCTGCTTTCGATTCTTCCTCTATTGGCTTGAAAGTCATAACAGGTAAATCCTCTTTCTTGGCCGATATACCTAATAATTCAAGGTGTTTCAAAAAGAGATGGCAACATGATTCTATCGCTACCGCTTGAAGCCTTCTGATAGCATTTATACTCCACATAGAAGCAGAATAAGTGGCCGCAAAGGTCGAACCCCTTTCTTGACCGGCCGCAACACGAGGAACTTGAAGAACGGCGGAAATATCACCATTTACTATGTCTAAGAACGCAGTTGGGTCGGGGATTGTGTTTTTCAAATCGACATGGTGCATTTCAACATAGGAAGGAAGGATAGGTATTTGGTCACCGCGCAGACCTTCTAATAATTCTGCAACCTGCGTCATAATGTATGATAATCTTTCTTGCTGTTCATCGGGGTCTGTGATATGTTCAACCGATTGGGAATCAATAGTAATGTATTGCTTTGTTAAGGCTTCTTCAAGCGCAATACGGTTATTTATCATATTATACTTGGCTCGGATGGGTTGCTTGAGGCTTGAAAACCTCGACGCACCCCAAACGCCGTAACTCCAGCGTCCGAGCCTATCTTGAAACCAATTACTTCGATAATCAATGCGAGTATGCCATATTTCGTTAATAGGAAACTCTTGTGGATAAGTGCCTTGTTCTTGAAGGCAATAATATGAAGGGTCCATTATTGGTGATTCGCGGGTGACCGAAGGTGGTTCTATTCCCCTATCATCTTTAATGGTTATTTGATGAACAGGAAGAGATTGCACTTTTGTTATCCCAACCCCCGTTCTTCCCACTAATTTATTGATGTCGTTCCCATATACCATTAGATTACGAAGCATATTGATTAGTATATCATCAAAGTCAATGTAATAGACGAAATCTTCTATTGCCTTTCTTATTTTCCTGTTTTTGCCTTTGGAATAATCAATTTCCCAATTATTCGCGGTCAGGCTTACAGAACGGACCGCACCGTTTAGTTCGGGGTCTAATTTTAGCATTTCATCGTATAAATCGAACTCGTCATCATACTTTGTTCGTCCAAATGACCTCTTGTGGTCACGCAAATGCTTAGTATCTTCAAAAACATCTTTTAGACCGGCCACTTCTGCAAAACTTATTGGTCTATTGATGGCTACGCGCTCGACACGCTTTTCTCCCTCTTCTCCATCACTTTTCGACGCACTTCGACGCCAAAAATTAAAGAATGGTCGCTCAGCCATAGATAAGGCCAAAGGCCAAGACTGTTAAAAGGCTTGTGTAGTGGGAAGAGTTTAAGTATGGAAACTGATTCCGCAAATCATGGGAAAGGAACGAAGGGTATCACTTAGAGACTCGACACTTGAAAAAATTAGACCGCACTTAGATAAATGGACCGGAAGTGATACCGAGTTCGCGCATTATTTATGGGAAATTAACTATAATCAGAATGGGGTTGGTGCAAAAAAGCCGGATTCATGGAAATCGGTAGTATCAAGGTTTAGAGCCTTCTATCCTAACGAATGTCCCACATTAGACCCTTTTACTGCTAATGAATTAGACCTCGATGATGCCGATAAGTCATGGGTGTCTGATGAGCCTTATTATTACAATTCTGAAACCGATGTTTATGTGACCTTCATTAGAGCGGCCGGTAATAAGCCACTTACAGTTAGTGGAGATATCCATAGGGCTATGAAGATGGCGTATAGTAATATGGTGCATAAAGCATCAAGCATAGGACAGATTTCTCGTGATTTCCAAATACCACGCCTATGGTTTGACGAATATAGGCGAGTTCATCGTTGGACGCATGATATGGACCCATTTACTGATGAAGAATTAAGAGAAGCAGATTCGGTAGAAGACCTTGTTGATGAGTTGGTATTGCGCCGAAGGCGCACGCTACATATTGCGTATGAGAAGAAAAAATGGGATGATATACAAAAAGACGCTGAAAAATGGAGAAGATTTGAAGATACCTTTATCGAGCATCTAAAAATACATGAACCAAAAGCAAGAGAAGTCCAAACCATAGAATTACAGGAGACTAAGCCTTATGCACTTGTTATATCCCCCACAGACCTTCACTATGGAAAATACGGATGGGAAGATGAAGTCGGGGAACATTATGACTTCGATGAAGCGAGAAAAAGATTACATGAAGCGACAAGTGTGTTAATATCAAGATTAGGCGGTAGACCGGAAAAAATTATTGTTGCCGCCGGTTCAGATTGGTTTCATGTGGATAATGACCTCGGAACAACAACCAAAGGCACTGCTCAGGACAGATATGGGAGTCCGGCACAGATTCTTATGCAGGGATGCGAATTAGCAAAAGAGCACATAGATATGCTTAGAAGTGTTGCACCTGTTGAAGTGGTTTTCATGGCGGGTAATCATGACCGTCATTCCACATTAGCATTAGGGCTATATCTTAAGGCAACCTATGAAAATTGCGAAGATTGCAAAGTAATTCTTGATGCAAATATGAGCAGACAGTATATTACCTATGGAAATACATTATTAGGCTTTACACATGGGGATGGGGTGCGACCTAATCAATTACCTGCAACAATGGCTAAAGAAGAATGGGAGAATTGGGGTAAATGCCGATATAAGGTATGGTTTTCGGGTCATCTTCATCATCAAGCCCTAAAAGAGCATGGTGGGGCATTTTGTGTTCAACTACCGTCTTTGGCGGGACATGACCGCTGGCATCACAGAAAAGGATTTGTAAGTCAAGCCGGAATGTCTGCACATTTGATTGACCGCGAAGAAGGCATGATAGGCAGTATGTTTAAGCCGGTGGTGGACGAATGATAAAGTTATGCTTGTCTGCGATTACTGCGGAGAGACATCTATCTCCGCTCCTTATATGACTCATGACTTATTCCTTTCTATATTGGGGCTATGCCCCGTTTGCGGAACGGAGGGGAATGTAAAAAATGTCTGAAATACTAAAAGGCTTTCATTTAGAACGCTCGAGAACTGATTTTAAGCATTTTTATGAATGGGTCGGCTATGTTTGGGGCGACCACATTGATGAATGGGATAAATTATACAGAGATAGGCAAGACGCACAGGTTCATAGGGTTTGTATCATTGCTCCGCGTGACCATAGTAAATCAACAACGCTGAGAATGGTAATGTTGCATCAATGTCTGTTTAACACATGGCGAGACAAGCCTTTCACCATTTGGTTATTTTCCGCTTCTAAAGAATTGGCCGCTAACAGGCTCGAAGAAATTAGAAACGATATGATGCGTCATAGAGAACTTAGAAAGTTTATTGATATGCGAAGGGGTGGAAAATTAAACTTAAGATTCACAAATGGGGCTTGGATTAAGGCTACCGGTGTTGGTTCTGCTATTCGTGGGGAGCACCCTGCTTGTATTGCTATGGACGATGTGTTAGATGATATGGGGGATAGCACTCCAGAATCAACAAGACATTGGTTTAGGAAAAAAATCACACCTATGCTTTCTCCGGGAACTTGGCTCTATTGTGTTGGAACACCAATGGGTATGACTGACCTTTATCACACAGAAATGCTTGAAAATCCAACTTGGAAAACATGGCTCGGTTCTGCATTCCCCAATTGGGATGAATGGAAGTCAGACCCCGATAATGTGGATTTGAAATGTTTATGGCCGGAACATAGACCTTTATCTTTCTTAATGGAACAAAAAGAGGCTATGGGTGATTTGGCTTTCGTTCAAGAATATCTCTGTAAGGTTGTAGATGAAGAAGCACAGGTGTTTAACCGATATGATACGCGAGCGCACTTAGAATCTACCGATATACTGATGAAAGGCAAAGAATTAGAAGGAAAATACGCAATAGGCTTCGACCCAGCACACGGTTTGGGGAGAGACTATTCTGTTATGATTGTTATGAGACAGGATAAGCAAGGCGACCTTCATTTCGTGGATATGTGGAGACGCAATGACTTTCCCCCTGCGAAGCAGGTCGATGAGATACTAAATATGTGCAAAAAATACGATGGACCGGTGTTTGCGTGCGAAGAGGCGGGTTTTCAAAGGCTCTACGAACAACTACTGATAGAGAGGGGCGCAATGGTGGACTTTAAGGGTTCAAAAGTTAGTAATAAGACACTAAAACAGGCATTATTGAACCGACTTCGCGTTTGGTTTGAACAACAACGCATTCATTTCCCCTATGGTGACGATAAAACGCGCCGGACCGTGAATATCATCTTAGAAGAATTAGACCATCATGTTTGGAAGCAGGGTGAGATTATGGATGTCGGCAGACACAACGATACAGTCATGGCTCTTGCACACGCGGTAGACCAATTTTACACATGGGAACACGGAGCACCTGTGGCTACCGGAAAGATTGAAGGAAGCGGTTGGCTTCGACCGGACGGAAAGCAAGGTGGAAAGCGATATAGCAGACCGCAAACAGGACGCTACCGCGTGCTTTAGAAGATATACCATATTAGTAGATACATACAGTCAAACCAAATGAAAATCCAGATAATGTCGTCTATCCAATCGTTAGTGGATGGGTCTGCTGCTCTTAACAACGCCTTTCCTATCTTTCGCACGAGCAGACAGTAATACTAAGAGCATATAGAATTGACTATATATTGTTTCTCCGGAAAAATTAGGAGAAAACTCTCTGTGACGCTTGGCGGAGATATAGGGGCTAAATAGGCGATTTTTGGCGTTCTTTATATGTAAAAACGGATGTTCACCGATTGCTGTTTGTTCAAATGGTGTTGTCCCTTCGGGGGCTTCGGATGATGGCTTTCAAGTCCCCCTAACAAGGGACGGGACGCACCTATGCGCCTAACTGTAAGCCATGCGGGACACAGGATGGAACGCGAAGGGGCAATAGAACGCACCCAACAGATTGAACCGAAAGGAAATAGGCATTTCATAAGGTGAAATAGATGGCTGATAAGGCCGTTAAGTCATTGATTGAAATGGATGCTGAAAGTGCAAAGAAGGCGCACCACAATGCTAAGGCCAAAGGCCACAAGCATGGGGTGGGTTCGGCTTTGATTCACCCACCACGAAGCAGGGCTAAGGCTAACGGTGCTATCACCGCGCCTATACACCTTGATTCGTTGTCTAAGGGCGATACATTGGATAGCGTTCTTCATCACTTAGGGATTAACAACCTAAGCGGTGCTGATGGCCGCCCAATGCGCTTTGGTGCTGTATGCCTAACGCACGGTGAAGCCGTGCTATGCAGAACCCGCCACGATGCAACCTTTGGGGCTGTATTCACAAGCGGTTATGATGGGCGCACACCTAAGCAGAAGGCACAATCTAAAACCGCGCCTGTGGCGTGGTGTAAGGGCTGTGTATCTTCGCACAAGGCATCCGTTTGAATCAACGGCTTAACGCAATAGAACCCACACGCGATAGTGGGAAATCGGGCCGGAATCTTAGCATCATTTAGGCGTGGCTTAACCCCCTATGATGCCCCCTTCTAATGGTGGACTTTCACAGCAGAACGGCTGAACCGCATTGTGATGATGTGGCCCGTCAGACTGAACCCATTAGCAGGTTGTAAGTCCCGAACTATTCTATTGATTTCGGACTATGCCCCATACACGGGGAAACATGGATTCTGAAATCAGATATTATGTTGAAGGCATTGAAATTACCCTTGATGAATTGAAGCGATATGCACGCATGGGCTTTGGCCCTAAGTGGTATCGAAACCCGATTCAATGGGTTCGATTTCAGCGCATTTTGCGCCGATAATCGGGTTGGGGGCAATGGCCTCCTTCTCTCCGCCAATTTTGACGACTCTCCGAGAACTCCGAGATTCTCGAGGAGGTTGCATAAAAGACCCTATTGCCTCCCGGTCCGCCCCCTGAGGGCGAACAAAGGTCACGCAACAAAGGTCACACTCTGCTCGTTATACTTGGGCGGGTGGGTCCCTCAAAAAGACGACTCTCCAAGCCGTCGGCCCCCGAGTCGCTCACGCTTCGCGCCTCTACTCCCGACCCTACAAAAAGACGACTCTCCGAGCTGTCGGCCCCTGAGTCGTGGCGAGGGGGAGTAGGCCCTCAAAGAGGAGTCGTGAGCGAGTCGTGTCCGACTCGTCGAGAACTCGCGAGAACGCTATCTTTATATACCTGAACTCTCTCGTATGAGTAGGGCGGAAAGAGACCCGGGAGGTGAGAATTATCGGCGAGAAAATTATGTGGAATGAGAGCAAGAGGATGACCGGACCCCACGCAGGCAAAGCAGGTCGCAAGACGGCAAAAGAGATAGGCGTGAAGGGAGCATGGACTCTAAAAGCGCGCGGACCGGCCAAAATCTTGGTCGGCTGTGTGTATCGAGCAGAATCCGAGTGGGCAGACAAGAGCATACTATCCGAGAAAAAGGATAGACCAGCAGAGCACTTAGCAGTGTGCGAGCACGGCGTGGCTGTTGGCGCGAGCACACGAAGAGTTGCAATCGAGAGAGCCAAGCAATCCGAGCATTGGTGCGAGAAGTGCAAGGCACGCGTGGCGGCTCTGTGATACCGATCCGAGTGAAATCGTAAGCCCCCCGTCTCTAAATGGGGCGGGGTGGTGGTCACTCTCCGGGTCAGGTCTCTCTCGAGAACTCGGAGAACTCTTATTACACGACAGAGAGCTCGGGGCTTCGACCACAAAGGTCAGGCACTCCGAGACCCGCCCCTGAGTAGGCCATCCGAGAACTCCGAGAACTATGGGTCCTCTCTCAAGGCTCGATTCTCGCTCGATTGTGCAGGTGTGCGAGCGACTGCTCAGATAGTATAGTAAAAGGACCCGAGTGCGACGAGGCACGCCCAGTTCTCAGCCCTGAGCGGCGACACGACTGTAGTGAGAGACCCCAGTCTCTTGCGGGGCTCACAGTTCCACGAGGGGACCCTACTCTCGCGTGAGTGGACCCACATAGATGTGAGCCCCTCAAAGACCTTGAGGGGTTGCGTCACTGCTCGAAGCAGGCTTGGTCAGATCGGTTACTCGCCATTACGCGGAGAAGACTCACATTGCGGCTG